ACCGAAGAACAACAAATGTTTTACCACAAAGCTAAGGGTTAACGATGCCCTTAAGATAGAAATGAAGACAGCGTTTATCTGTCAGGGTATGGAAATGAATGGCTTCCCTCTTGACAAAGAGGAATGCCAACGACAGATTGATGCGCTGCAAGAACGGATTGATTGGGTAGACCAAGCAGTCTTACCCTTTATCCCACCCCGCCCTAAGCAGAAGGGCACAACTGTCACCAAGATATTCAAGATGAACGGTGACTACACTAAGCAAGTCGAAGACTGGCGTGAAGGTGAAGATGTAGACGGTGAGTTCTGCCGTATCGAGTGGGAGCCTATCAATCTAAACTCATCTGTCCAAGTGAATAGGTGGTTACTTGAGAATGGTTGGCAACCAAAGGAATGGAATTTTAAAAAGGATAGCCGAGGTAAAGAGATCAAAGACAGCCTCGGTAATAAAATTAAAACGTCTCCAAAACTCACTAATGACTCGCTCGATGATCTCGAAGAGTTGGGTCAAGCGGGGAAACTCATCGCATACAGGCGCAAGTGTACCCACAAACAAAACCAATTACGTGGCTTTCTCCGAGATTGCCGTGATGATGGTACTGTCCCGTCTGTGGTTAACACGTTAGGTGCAGCTACACGACGCATGACCCACCAGAAGATAGTGAACGTACCAACACCACGCAAGGGGCAGTTCTGGAAGCCCATGCGTAAGGTGTTCTGGTCAGGTGATAAGGACTGGCGTGTCGTTGGTTGTGATGCTTCTCAGATTCAGATACGTGGGCTTGCCCACTATGCTAAGGTGATCTGTGATGATGATCAGATGATCAATGACTTGGTAGCAGCAGACAATGGAGATGGTGAAGATGTCCACACCCTTAACGGACAGCGAGCTGGAGTTTCTCGTAACGAATCTAAGAATATCTTCTATGGGTACCTTTTCGGCGCCGGTGTACCGAAGACCGCTAAGCAGCTCAAGAAGTCTATCCGAGAAACAGAGAAGATTAGAAAGAAATTTGACGCGGCAGTACCGTTTGTGTCCAAGATCGTCAGTCACCTTACCAATTATTACAGAGCGCACGGATACATCACAGGCTTAGATGGTACACGTATCTACGCTGAGTCTGAACACATGCTGTTGGTGTACCTGTTGCAGAACTTTGAAGCGGTGTTCATGAAGGTAGCCTTGTGCTACTCAATGGATCGCATTCAGAAGGCAGGCTTACGTGCTAAGTTTGTCACCATGCAACACGATGAGTTCCAGTTCATTGCTCATAAGGATGATGCCAAGAAGGTTGGCAAGATACTTGAGAAGTCTATGGTCGATGCTGGTAAATTTGTAGGAAGTAAATGCCCCGTTGTTGGGGAAGCAGAGATAGGAATGACGTGGTTTGATACGCATTAATAAAATTATTTGAATCAGCTGAAACTTTTAACACTAATAGCAGTCTAATGGTATACACATCAGGTGTAAATCGAACAAACATAGAGGACAGAACTATGAATACTCAAGAAGCACTGAACACAGTACGTCAAGAAATCAACGCTATCGAGAAGAAACTTCATAACGAAGTGCGTAAGGTAGGCAGCACACTTATCACTGCTGATCTTTCTTCATATCTACACGCTCCGCGAATTACTGCTGAAATCTTTACCCCTGAGTGGGACAAGCAACGTGAAGCGCAAGATAATTACGTTAAAGCAGTTAATAAAGGTGACATCCCGAAAGCTGTCCAGATTAACCTGACACCTATCGGAATGATCAGCAAGGCTGTTGAAATGACTGAAGAAATGCGTGACGCTATCGACGAGTTTGAAGACTACGTTGAAGCTGAGTACGCATACAAGCTTCAGAAGCTCCAGCGTAAGGAATACGGTTTTTATCAAATGCGTAAAGCTGAGCGTCAGCTGGACCGTGCATAAGTAGAATAGTTTCAAAATGAAACAGGCCAAGTAGTATATTCTACTTGGTTCTACATAAGATAACGAGGTAAGAAACGTGGCTATTGATACCACCAAAAAACCTGCCAACAATTTCCAACAGGAACTGATTGACGAGGGTCTTTACCCCGCCCGTCTGGCCCGAGTGATTGAACTTGGCGATCAAGAAGACAAGTATGGTGTGAAGACCAAAGTAGTTCTGGCCTTTACCATCCCATCTGAAACCATCGAGATTGATGGTGAGCAGAAACAACGGATGATGATGACGTTCCCGTTGAACCAAACCACCAACCCCGATGCTACTCTTATGAAGTACATGGAAGCCCTGAATGGTACGACATGGGAAGAAGTGATCGGTAAGCCAGCCATGATTGAGATTAAGCATAAGCTGGTGAATGGTGTGACACGTATGAACATCAACAGCGTGTCCAAAGCTCCCAAGAAGAACCCTTACACTGGTGAAGAGTTCGTTGTACCTGAGCCTGATTGCGATGTATACATCTTCGATTGGGACAACCCGAACAAGGAAGTGTTTGAGAAGCTGTCTGAGTTCCGTCAGACTCAAATCAAGTCTGCGGTGAACTACGAAGGTAGTCCAGTGCAGGCAGTGTTAGAAGGGCGCTCTGAGCCTACGTCAGGAGGTTATGATGAGCCAGAGTCTGCTGATGAAGACTCGCCCATCTAAGACAGGTAGCCGGTGTTAGTATTAAGTTACGCATTGCCTACTAGTGTCCACAGTTGCTGGTCTGTGTTATCAAAACCAGCGCCTTTTAGAGTAGGGTTTATTGAGCTTATGGACGTGGGCATCTGGTTCCCTCGGTCAACGAAAGTTGATTCCCTAGACTGGTTAGCGGGGGAGCAGGTAGCCGGTTCGATTCCGGCAAGATCAAGTAGCTTTAAACCTTACCCTAAAGGGTTCGTACAGCACACCTATGGATTACACTGATAATGGACCTCCCATACAATACGATTACTGAGGTAGATATGAAGACATTGTTTGAGACAGGGGGTAAGACCTTCCTTACTCCCGCTGTCGATCAAGATTCCTCTGTCTCTTGGAACGTCTGTGTTGAAAGCTATGACCGTGCTAAGGATATTGACATAGGCGCTATGTTGAAGATCAGAGATTGTCATAAGCTTGTCAACTTAGAGTTCTTTATCGGAGAAAGGGATACCCTTGATCAGAGATTGGGGAAGCTAGACACCCTCATCTCAGAACTAAACAAATTTCGTGAAGCTCTTATCAAAGGGTATCACTACAAGAAGGAAGCACAGACATGGTTGAAGCGATCTTAGCAGTATACGGCACACTCTTACTCTTGTTCTTCGCTGGAATGGGTTCACTCATCTACGGTAAGATTAAGGGGTAACTATGCGTGGATCAGTGGCGAAGAAGCTCCGTCGTTTTGCCAAGACAGACATGCAAGACGCACCTTGGGCGGAATACAACACTGTCAGACGTTCTCCGTTTTCTCAACAGACCTGTGTTGTCCTCGACCAAGGGTGTCAGAAGTCCTTCTACAAAACTCTTAAACGAATCTGGAAGATGTTCTGATGAAAGCTCTAGTGGATAGCGATATTCTCTGTTACGAGTTCGGTGGTATGGTTCAGCTCGAAGACCCAGAGCAACCCCTTGAATGGGAGATTGTTCGGAGCATGGTGGACGACAGGATCAACCAGATACTGGAAAACACAGGCTCCACAGAGTACGCCCTGTACCTCACTGACAGCCCTTCTAACTTCAGGGTAGGGGTAGCCACCATCAAGCCCTATAAGGGGCACAGAAAGACTGAGAAGCCCTTTCATTGGGCAGCTATCCGTCAACACCTGATTGATAACTGGAATGCTGAGGTACAATACGGTATTGAAGCTGACGATAGGTTGGGTATTGAGCAGACAAAAGACTTCACATCAAGAGCGTATGACTGGTACCTTGATGGCATGGACCCTGATATGTGTTTCGAGACAGTTATCTGCTCACGAGACAAAGATTTACACATGATACCGGGATGGCACTATGTCTGGCCAGCAGGAAAACAAGAAGAACAGTTCTGGTTCCAAGACGAACTCAGTGCTATTAGATGTTTTTATAAGCAGCTTCTTACTGGTGATACTTCCGATAATATCCTTGGTCTTTATGGTGTCGGAAGTAGTTCAAAGCTTGTTAAGTCCATTCAGGAGATGGAAGAGGAACAACTGATGTTCAACCTTGTCTTCAAGGCGTACGAAGACAGGTTTGGCAGCTACGCATGGAAGTTCTTTGTTGAGAACTCGGCGCTACTCTGGATAAAGAGAGATGAAGTTGAGGATTATATGGGGCATGATGAAGAAGTAATCAACAGGCTCAGCAACCTCAGCTGGAACTACCAGAATGAAAAAGAAAAAGAGCAAACTGAAAGTACCAGCGGGCTATGACTCCCGACTTGAGTACGAGTTACATAAAAACGAACTGAAAGATTGGGAATATCACCCAAAGGAAAAGGTACACTATGAAGTTCCAAGTACATACGAAGCTGATTTCCGCACTGAAACGTGCAGTGTTGGCGGTGTGGGCTGTACTCAACGCAGATGTGGTGGCAAACATCAAGAAATTCTTCTCGAAGTCAAAGGAAGATTCCGCACCCGCGAAGAAGCGTCAAAGTACATCCACATCAGGGAAGCGCTCCGCCAGCAAGAAAAAGAAACTGACCTAAAAGGATCGAGTTCCGCACCGGAACGAGAAATAATTTTTCTCTTTCAAGACTCCAGCAAGCCTATGCCCTTCGTCAAGAAGCGCAAGGACGGGACTAAGCAGTCTCACGGGGAGTGGGCAGAGAAGAACGGTTTCAAATACGAATGTTTACGGAAAGGACTAACAAACAAATGGCTGAGTTAGACGAACAGTCTAAGTCCTACTTCCAGATTCCACCAACAAAGGACAATCCAACTAAGGTTGTCCTATGCAATCAAGGATTTGATCTCGACAGCATCATGCTGATCACTGAGGTCGCTATGATTTCCAAACTCAGCTATGTATTCTTTGTCCACATCGGATACAGCAATGACTTTAAGCTTGAGTTTGAATTTGAAAGGAAGCTGGATGCAATGCAATGTCAAAGGGAACTGACACGAGCATGGTCAGGGACTGGAGAGTTTCAACAGATAAGGAATAAGCATGTTTAACAAAGAAGATTTCATCAAAGACTACATTGAAGCGGTACGTAAGAACAACACTCAAGAAATGCAGGATGTTCTTTCTCGTCTGACAGAAGAGCAGACTTGGGACGACCGTAAAGAACTGGTCGAAGGCATCATCACTGGTGTTAAGGAACTGGAAGGGGATCACAGTGTTCACCAAGAGTTTCTATCCAATCAACTCCAGCTGATTGAAGTTGCCAAGATGGAAGAACAGCGTAAAAAGGATTCCACTGCCGAAGAAGCCAAGGAAGAACCTAAGGCTGAGGAAGTTACACAGGATGTAGCTGCTGACGGTAGTGCTGAGGAAGCTGGAACAAACTCGGAGAACACGCCCGAGGATACAGCTGAATCAGACGGCTATGCTCCCGCCGCCGATCGTGACTGGGAAACTTCCATCTTGGCAAC